CGTCAGCGGTGCGCAGGCCACCAGAAGAAGGTATGCCGAAGTCAATAATAGATAGTTGTATTGCACGATCTAATATTTCAATTAACCGAGAGTCTATACCCGTGCGGTTGTTTAGCGATGACTGTCCAAATTGAAAACTCATTTTGGCATATCTCCATTTATGTACATCCAAATAACTGCGCTTACAGCGGACAGTATCCAAAGAATCTTTTTCATCACCGATTTTCCGACACTTTGATAAAATATATCATAGGCTTTATTCGCTGCCAGCTCGGCAATTTCGTCTTTCTCTGCGTCTGTTAATGGCCTGTCAGTCATATTACAAATCCTAATTAGCTAATGGGTTATCAAGTGCACGCTGCAACTTTTTATTAAGCCTTGACTCAAGCTCAGTTAATTTTCTTTCTACGTCAGTCCTTATAGTGTCTGACTTTTGCTCGTAATCGTTCTGTAATTGGTCACGCTTGTTTTCAAAGCGGCCATCGGCAACATCGATAGTGCCTCTAACATCAGCTTCTATCTTTGCTATGTCGTCTTCAACCTTATCGATGATCTTCTCTTGGCGGTTAATGTCTTCACGCATGGATTGTTTAAGATCCTTGAGCGTAACGTAATGGTCTTCGTTAACATCCTTAATCATGCCGATCTCTTCTTTGAACAGGCCGATCTCTTTGCTAACAAATTCCATGTGAGCATCCACAATGGAAAACTTACCATCCATGACTGCTATGCGCTTGTCGTACTCGGATAGGTCAGGTGATACGAATGAGCTGATCCTAGCCTCCATATCAAGGTAACGCTGGTACACTTCAAAGCCACCCCATAGGCCACCAATAATGGTTCCAAGAAGAGGCACGATTAATAGCATCTTACTGCCACCTAACTTAACACCACCGTACTCTAGTTCTGCCATTGCAAATCCACCAACTTGTTATGTAGTATTTGATTCGCTAGGCCATTGCGTAGACCGCGCTGGTTTTCGGGAATCTTCTTATCTGCGTAGACCACTTCGTACTCATAGAACGGAGCATCGACTAAGGCTATGCCTGTATTAAATCCTGAGTTATACCCTAGCAAAGCAATGATATAATTTTGCAAATCCTTCTGAGCCTGTAAGCTGGTAGCCTTACCAATCTCTTTAGCTAAAGACTTGAGCTTGTTGGTAATGATGGCTCGCATCTTCTGTTCTTTCGATTGTTTCTTCTCTGTCTTAGTAGGCTCTTGAACTTCCTGAACAGCCTCTATTTCTGCAACTTCCTCGACAACTTCCAGTTCTGGTTCTATTGCTGCAAGTTCCTCTGCTAGTTCAGCCTCGACCTCTTCAATAATGTCTACTTGAGGGTCTTCTACAACCTCTATTTCTGCAACTTCCTGAACTTCTACTTTTACAGTTTCTTGTACAACTGTTGCCACTATGACAACTTCTGGCATCACTACCTGTACAGGCGGTATATAAGCCATTGCAGTCTCTTCCTCAACTACGATCGTGAGATAGTAATTAGGGCATGACACGCTGTAACTAGAATCAATATCGCACTGCTGATCCAAATACGCCTGCTGATACCCATCGCACCCTATATCATACAATGGGCTTTCTGCACAGCTCTGGTTGTATATGTACTCAGCGTAGGCTTCGGGGTAGTAGTTGCAAATCAATGAACTCATTGGCTTGGCACTACATATACTATTGCCCTCTGGTATCACTATTGGCTGAGTTCCTTGGCTGTCCCAATAGACTGCGCCATGTTCTTGTATTTCGTTGTAGAACCATTGCTCGTACTCGCCTAAACTTCTATCGCCTACTATTCCAACAGTCACGTTATGATTCTTTATATCCAAATTCTCATACGTCATTTTTATATTGCCTGCTGGGTAAATAGTCAGGTCAAACGTATTATCTGTGGCTTCATCGTAATACTCAGATAAATTCTTCCACATATACTTTTGGTATGTAGAATCACCTTGGCTGTAGAAGCGTCCTCGCCCAGTGTTAATTAAGTCCGTATGGAACGGCATAATGGTATAGTTGAAGCGCGAACCAGTATAGTGATCTAGGTCAACACCCTCGCAACAAAACCCATCGTACTGAGGCTCTAAGAAGCCAACAACTCCGTTAGCAAACATGAAGCTGGTAATGTAATTGTTACCGTAAAATGGAAAGGTGAAGCCTAGTGGAACTTCTACCCATCCATCGTCTGGTATCTCGTACTCTATTACACGCGCGTCAGCGTTAGAGTAAGAAGATAGCAAAAACACCCATACCAAGAATGCCAGCCCAAAGATTGTCCAAGAACTTGCCCCTGTCCATCGTTGTAATTTCTTCTTTAGTTGGTATCTCATCTTCGTTCTCCACCCATAGAGCTTTGGCTTCTGTTCCTATCTTGCCTTTGATTGGGCATGGTGTGCCTGCCTTCAACATGGCATCAAATACTCTAAAGTCCTGACACATCACGCTAACTGCCGCCACTTTCATTCCCATATCGAAAAGAATTTTACTGATCTTTAATCGCTCGCAATTGGCATCTCTATAGGCTTGGCCTGTGCTAATGCCGATGATCTGCGTCTGTACTGCACCACTCACCCCGATGGCGCACAAATCTGAGTTGCTAGCGTTAATAGATGGCGAGATAGCTGATGGAGGATTAGTCCTTATCGTTGTAGTTGTCGCCGACTTACTACTAACCGTAGAATTACTGGTTGAATCAGTGACAATAGGGTCAGCAGCAGTAGCCATGACAGGCAGCAATAAAGCTAGACAGATTAGCCTACGCATCAACAATACTTACAAACGCTGGGTCTACTTCCAAGCTAGGCCAGCCATGAGTGGTGTTATCTACGTCACGGTTATGCTCATCAGTCTCAGGGCCATAAGTCTCAACACCTTCATTAGATGTATGTTTAATCTTGCGAGTCTCTACCATAGGTGTGTTCTGATACAAGATCACATCAGCTAGAGTAACCAGTGCAGTAATGGCAGCTTCTTTGGCGTCCATCTCTGTATAGATTGCAGTAGCGTGAGTAGCTATGTCAGCAGGTACAGCCTTGCCACCTTTAGATGCGCGTGACCAGTACCAATCCACTGCACTTTGCAATGAACTAGCTTGAGCCTTTACGCTGGATAGCATAGTTTCTTTAAGACTGTCTACATCCTTATCGTGAGTAGCATAAGTACCAACCACTTCACCACCAACTAAAGCACGGCTAATCGCACCTGAGTTATAATAACGTGTGTCTACTCTAGTCTCGCTGTACGGTAAGATACCAATTGCTGCTAGTTCTGCTTTACTCCATAGAGCAAAGATATTCCTTGGGTATTGAACCGAATCGATGGTCAAGCCTCTAGGCTTATTGACTACAAATCCTGATTCTGTGTTTCCTACAAACCACATAGTGTTTCTCCTAAATTGTGATTAAATTATCTTGCGTTAGAATGCTTGAAGGGGCTTTCAGCTATGGCGTAATATATGTAAGTGCCACCTGAAGCATTCATACCTGCCCATGTAGCCCTTAACTTAAAACCGTTGGATAGCATATCTCTATCAATTGTGGTTGTTGTTGTATCCTCAGCGTTTGAGTTGCTGGGGTATAGATTGCCTCGTACATAGTTAGACGGGTTTCGTGAGGTATCAACAACTGACCATGACTCAGCAGCATCAGTCCTCTTAATCATTACAAACGCTGGCCTAAAACCCGTATAAACCATAGGCCCATCAGACGAACCATTTCCGCTGTATGAGCCTACTTTGGAATAGCCATCAACGCTGTGGAATGCGTAGGAGATATAGGTTCTAGAACTTTGATTGACGTCTCCGTTACCACCTCTAAACTTGTATACTGAACTTGTAATCCCCGTGCCGTCATAAAAGACAGAGGTTGTATAGGCTTGCCCTGTACCATTAAGATATAGGTAGCCCGCATTAGCTGCAAACGCACCGCCTAGATCTTTATGCCAAGTAGGCCAAACTCCTGAATTTGACCTTCCTTTGGTAATTATTAAATCTGGACGTTGAGACAAGCCATGACCCACTGTAGCTGCAACACCATTACCTGTATAGCTAACAATACTAAACCCAGCGTCTACGTTAGCAGATACAGTGGAGGTGATAGTGCCATCAGTGTTAGATACACCAGTGCCGCCAGCTTTCCAGTTCCATGCTGCGTAAGTGTAACCATTGGTATTCCAATCTGGATTAGAAGTAAAACCATCAGCATCAGGAGCTATAGAGGTGAGCCCCGTATAAGCGGCACTGGTAGAGTTGGTTTGCATATACCCTCCAAACCCCTGAACAGAATCGCCTATAGAGTGGCCTTGAGTGTGACTTCTTGACTTATGCCAAGATAAATCAGTTTGAAAACCAACTCCGTCCACATACATAGAAGTTCCATCTGCTGTCCAAGTAACAGCACTAAAGTTCTCGCTAGGCACTACAGTAGGCTCTGGCAAGTTCTTCGTACATAACGCTAAGAACCCTGTTGGGGGAGCGTAGTAGAAATCGCCAATACCGTTGGAGTCTTGATGACCTTGAGGTGTTTTGTTACCTGCGAATGAAGAGTCTTGACCGAAGTTGAATGTTACCGAGGCATCATCTGTCACCACTGCATCAAAATATGCGTTTACATAAGGGATGCTTGATATTGTGCCTTGGGAGACGTTGTTCTTATAAAATGTTAAAGTTTTGGCATCCATGTCTAATGCCATGCCAATAATATCTCCAGCATTATATCCAGCCCCGTAGCTTGATACTGTACCATTAATTACTTTGTTCCCACTTTGCCGCTTATAGCCAACAAGTTTATTATTACTATCGAATTTAACTGCTGTTGTATCAGTAGCATCAGTAACACAAGCGTATATAGCAATCCCTTCCCCTGCTGTGTTTAGCAGCATTTCGGAATACCATTTCCCAGCACTCATAGATATTGAAGATGGCGAATGCTGCCATGCAGCATGAGCGGAAGTAGATCGTAAGTTACCTTCTGATTTTACTGATCTATTGCCAGAATCGGTTAGTACATTACACACAGCAAAGTTATTAGTAGGGCTATCCAACATCTGGTCTGTTGCAGCTAGGTTCGTAGGCGTCCAGTTGTTACTGCCAGCCGCATCATTGCCGAGACTACCACTGTCCTTGAAGTCCAAGTAGAAGCCATTAGTGCCTCTAGCGCCTGCGTATGCTTTAGGTATCCACTCACCATAGTCACCTGTCTCACCGAATGAGTCTGGTGTTAAGGCTTGTCCGTCAATGAAGTTAACTTCTGCTAGGTAGCCGTCAAAGTACGCTGCGGCAGTAGGAGAGAAACGCCCCAAGCCATTAGCTATTGCGTCATTTATATGTGTATCGGTATTAAGTGCTATGGGTGAGGCTATATTGACTTGTAATTCACCATTCATATACATACGCACTCTGTCAGCAGCGGTAGCGTTTGATGTGTCCACTACTAAAGTTACGTGATACCACGCAGACGGATCGCGGAATAATCCTGATGTATTAAAAACTGTTGCCGTACTGTGTTGCAAAAAGAATCTGTTATTATTGAATGCAAAGTACGTGTTAACTGTGCCAGATGAGCCTGCACTCATTAGTGCTTTATTACTAGTGCTTACATCACCTAGCTTAACCCACCCACTCCAAGTCCAAGTCTTACGATTACCAGCACTAGCTGGAGTACGACTCAAGTAAGCACTATCATCATCATTAAACCTAAGACTATTATCTATCTCATAGCCTCCTGCTGCACTTGCCCCCATAACGGTGTTTTCATTAAGTACGCTCATATTACTTTACATCCAGTGATACTACCGCATGAATCTTAGTTGAGCTTGCCACCACATAATCAAGACGATCTACCGAAGCTGCTGCTGTGCTTAATACAGGAGCAGTGCCACCTACGAACTTGAAGTAAGAACCGAAAGCTAATGTGCGTGAGCCTGATGCGTCTTGTGTAATAAAGAGTGAGCCAGATTGACCAGCTACAATATTAGTCGGGTTAGCCAAGGTTCTGTTGCCAGCTAGTGTGACTGAGAAGTTATTACTTAGGGCTAGGTTTGTGGCAATACTGGTCGCATCGGTCAGGGCTGTAACTTCGCCACGTTGACCTGCTGTGAATGTCTGTACAGCCGTTAGAGTTGCGGCAGCGTTAGCAGTCGTATTAGCAGCGTTGGCAGTGTTTGTGGTAGTCGTCAAAATAGCATCACGGACAGCAACGTCTACCCCATCGAATGTCGAGTTAGTCGTTATAGCTCCCGTCATCGCCCCGCCCGCTTTGGCTAAAAAACCACCTAGCAAATTTGTCGATGTAATTTTTTTAGTAGTGCCACTATCGTTAACAACAAATTCATCAGCACCGCTAATCGACGTTAATGCTGGTAATTCGCTAATCTTTACGTCTGCCATAAATTACCCCTTAATTTCCATTAGTGTCATTGTTGAATAAACTCCACGCCCACCTAACCTAGCATTGCCTGACGAATCTGCACGCCTAAATGCCACTGTATATGCCACGCTTGAAGTGCTATTTGGCGAATCCAAATGACTTGCTGAAAGCATAGTATCTGACGAATTATTTGACCCGATAGCTGCATTTGAATAGCCAAAAGCTGACGTTGTATTTGAGTGTCCCTGTATACCAGCCGCTAAATTTGTTCCGCTTAAATTAGTATTTAAACCCGAGCCTCTAAATACTGTTGTTGCAACTGCCGCAAATGTCGATGAGCCATAATTTTGACAATTAACATGGAATTGAACTAATATTTTATTAGAAGCACTAGACGGGGTAATTGATGCGGTCAGAGGGCTTCCAACCATACTTCCCGATGTTGTTTCTTGGTATGCTCCCCACGCTGTATTAATAACCTGTAAAACTGAACCCTGTGGCATTTGGGCATCTGTCAAATTACCCACTGCCGTTGCCACTGCGGAATCCACCAAAGCCTTTACAAAAGCTGTTGTAGCGATTGATGTGTCATTATCACCACTAGATGGGGTGGGCGCTGTCGGGTTGCCAGAAAGGTTAGGGCTGGCTAGTGTGGCTAGGCCCAAGTTTGCAGCATCTAATGTGCCCACCGTTACCCAAGCATTATTAGCACCATTTCGAATCTTCAAAAGTCCTGCCGAAGTATCTGCCCACTGCTGATAGCTAAATGTGGTGCTTGGTGCGCTGCCGCCACTGTTTTGGCTAACCACTGCATCTAGGACGTTGTTTAAATCTGTCCTGACGGCTGCCCCCGTCCCGTTTGCTATATCGTAATCATGTTGAGCCATTATGCTGCTTCCTTTCCATATCCTACGGCCTGCCAGTTAATTGATCTGACAATACCTGCGTTAGATGAGTTAAAACATTGAACTGTAAAGCCAGTCCTAGCCTTACTTGTGACCCTAAAATAATCGCCTGAGTTAGCGTCTTGCATGGTGACTCCAATCACAGGAACCGCTTTAAAATTGCTGCCAAATGATACGGCTGTACTGCTTGCTGACACGCTTAAATCGCTAGCCTTTTCGACCCGATCAGGCATATCCACAGTGACCGACAGCGCAGTGATTGATATGTTATAGGATGAATCTGTATTAGTGACCATGACTCGAAACTCATAGGCTCTTGCATGGTAATCACCCACTAAGAAAGGAGACCAATCAGACCATGTGGGGTTTGAAGCTGGGTTATCTGTGGTTGATCTAAGCTCTAAAATTGCTGTGATTGCATCTGAGCTTGCCCCATCAAAGTTCTGCCATGAGTCGATGTTCTGAGTTCTGTAATCAATTAAGTCACTTGCGACTGAAACAGAAGATGTTAAATTAGCAGTAAGGCGGCTTGTATAAGTTGAACCAAGATCAACTGAGTTAGCAAAATAATAAGAGCCTGCGTCCTCAATAACGCCAATATCACCTATTTCACGGGCCAGCCTGTCTCCATTTTCTGCAATTAAAAAATCATTTGCTTCTGTTAATAAGTATCGAGGCGCACCATCTAGCTTTAATACATTGCTATCGACAATCATATCGCTTCTAGTGCCAGTGAAATTAGGGTGTTCAGTGGCGGCAACTACGGCATTAAAATCTAAGATGTTGGGAACTGTGGTGGTTGCATACTTGGCATTGGTTGAGAATCTACCGCCAGAATCCACCGCCTTGATCATGTAGGTTCCTGTCAATAACGGCAGAACGGCAAAGGTTGCGCTACCAGCAATGGCCTCTCCGATCTCTTGCCCGTCTTGCCATGTCGCGTTAGCCACTAAAGAAGAGTGACGTATGATTAGCGAGCCTCCGTTAGTAACGTCCAAAACATTAACTTTTGACCAAGATAAATGACATTGCCCATCCAGTGCGCGAATAGAAAAGTTAGCAACATCAGGAGGAACGGCTGTCAGTCCTGAGATGGTTTTATTATTTAAATAAGAATAATCAGACTTTGCACCCATTGAGTTAATTGATCGAACTCTAAAGTCATATACCCCAGCGGGTATATCATCAACTCTAGCCTCTAGTGCGCTTGTGTTAGTGATAAAGGTATAGGTTGATGCGTTATCAAATTTGTATTCAGCCTCGTATGAAACAACAAAAGCATCATTAGGTGCTGCCCATGAAAAGAACGCCCTTGATTGAGTGCCTTTGGAGTTTACTGTGGTGTATAACTCTTCTGTGACTCCAGTGGGTAAAGGTGAAGCCACAGAGAAAGGATTAGGCAAATTGGTATCAGGTATATCATCGGCTTCTGTCTTTGTTGACCAAGGATAGATAGAATCTTGATGCTCGATTAACTCAACGGATACAGTTCCATCCATGCGAAGCGATAGAGCGTTAACCCTGAACGTCTTGGCTGTCCAAGCTGGGGTTGAGTGGCTAACGTCTACAATGTCGCCTACTGAGCAATTTAGAGACTCACTGGTTGCTGTGAACTTACACGCTAGACCATTGCGGCTTCTCTTCAATGCAATCTCGGCAATGTCTTGCGCCATGTAAACATTGGTCACAGTTTCTAGCGTGATGCGCTGTTCTAACTCCACTCCATCTGCGGCTAAATATTCGGCCTCTTCTGCGCTACCTGTTGGCGGGTACTCAATTTGATCACTTTGCCAGTTGGCGGTTGGGTTAACAAACGAGGCAATTACCCTATTAAATCGGTTCTTTTTAGTGCCACCTTGAATGGCTAAACCACCAATAATATGAGACTCGGTAAAGCTGAAAGTGCTTGAACCTTGATCCTCAACAATAACGCCGTATTTGCCATTCGCATAAGGCATTAAGCCACGAAATCCAGACAGTAAAATCTTTACATTTTCCAATACTGAGCGATCAGTTTCTAAAACTGTATTACATTCAAAAATCTTTTGTTGTGAACCGCCAGAGTATGGAGTTACCATTGCATCACATTTGTTAGCGGCTGCGGCAAACTGGGTATCATTTATAAATGAAGTGGGAAGCCCTTTGCCGTATCTAGCGTTGGTTAGGTAATCTCTCAAGCACCATGCAGGGTTAGTGCTATAAGCAGTCGTTGAGCCGTTGTAAACCTTTCGACCTTGAACCACTGCTTGAATGTTAGGCATGGATGAAAAAGCATCATTATCCCACTTTAATCTGACCGCTAAATAAGCCACGCCTTTAAGTCTGTGATTGCCTGTCCATCCTATCCCAGCGTTTACAAATGTTGAGTCAGCCGTTTGGGTGTCAGTGCCTACATACTTGGTGATGCTAACTAATCCTGAGAACTTTGAGTCACTACTGAGCACATCGTCAATGTAGACCGATCCAATAGAATTAACCTCTCCCTCACATAGAGAAAGGATAATGTATAGATACTTATTATCGGCTCCGCTTGTAGCAACAAACACCCTAGTGCCAGATACGCGCCTCTCTCCGTAGACGATTGGAATCTGAGCCACGTTGGAATTTTTGTTGATTTTAGTGCCCCTCTTAGCACGACCCATCGTGTCCTTCATTACACTAGCGGTTAACCAAGAGGCAACCACCGAGGCGATTAAGCTGATCCAGAAACCCATTAGGCGCGACCCCACTTAATATCTTTCACAGCACTAGAAGCAAACTCAAAACCTTTATCCCCTGCAAAGTATATTTGTTGCGAGTTGTGGTTAGTTCTGCGCCCTGACTCTTTCTCAAAGTCTGACCAGTGCGAGGCCGTTGATAAATTGATCTGGCTGGTTTTGTTATCGTCTTTGATTGAAAACCCATCAATGCGCCCGTTATATAAAGGAATGGGTGTTCCAATGATTGCGCCCGAACTGTTTAAGATTGCGCGACTAATAATGACTTCTTTGTCGATGTGATTCTCACCCAATAGGATGGATATAAAAGACTGCTCGACCCCTGACAGATTGATGGTGAACGTCCCCACTTGCACATCTGGGGTTTCATTCACATCAGTCATTGAGAGTAAATGTGAGCTTGAGTTGTAGTTGTTGCCGCTATAAACAATGTCATAGGCAAAATCGGTTAGGTATAAAGTAGTCGAGAAATCAATGCTCACAAGATGGGCCATATTGAACGCATCTTTAGCAAGCTCAGTGATCACATCAGAATGAATACCTCTGCTCATGAAAGTGCCTCGACTAAATCAACCTCATAAGTAAAGAACATTCCCGCACCTAATTTATAACTCTGCACATCATTGGCTAGGCGTACAGTAAATGGCACATCATCATAGGTGACTGTCTCCGTTCCTACGGCCTCAACTAATGGAGGCGTGATTAACATTGCACCATTGCCACTTCTGTCAGCCGTGAGCATATAAACCTTGTCATGGCCTGCGAACTTAATAACGTCACCCGCCTTTAAAACCCCTGTAAGGCCCGATACTGTAACCGAGGCTAACCCTTTAGCCGTTGCAGAAGTGCTCACTGTGCCGCTTGCTGTGCCGCTTGTGCTGCTTATTGCTGTGGGTACAATCGTGAAGACTCCATGACTACCTTGTTGGGATACAACAAAGGCAAATACAGGGTTAAATTGAGCGCGTGTCATAGGCGCATAAGACGCAGTGAAGGCCCACTTTTGACCGCCAATTTTTCTGCTTTGCATACGCCCATTGACTGCACTGCTCATTAGGCTAGGGCTGTCAGATTGTAGATTGATGCCGTTAAAGGCTGGGCTGGTTGGATAACTCATGCTAGGGCTGGCCTCCCGTTTTCATTGAGAGATTGATTGATTAGGCTCATCAGTGTTCCACGCCTCTTGGTGAGCAATTCATCGAAGCCCTCCGTATCATTTGCAGAGATATTGATGGTGTAATTGCCACCGCCTAATTGATTATTAGGAACCACATTAGCTGCTTGATTTGGCACAATAAGCTCTGGCCCGCGCTCTCCTACGATGTACGGGCTACCCGCACTCATTGGGCCGCCCTTCTCACGGAACTGGGTTGCGCGTATGCTTTGAACTTGCATCATGCCGTTAGCTAAAGCCAAAGCACCAAGGCCGATATTGATGGGAAAAGGCGCAGAAGCCAAGGCTGTAGAAACGGCTTTGTAGGTGTTAATCAGCGCATCTTTAAGAGCAAATGACTTATTCATATCAAAGGCTGCTTTGTAATGTCCACTTAATGCCCCTAGAGTTTCTCTTCCTTCCTCTTTTAGATCGCCGAAATCTTTTTGTTGAGCTAATTTCTGCATGGCTGATTGTTTGGATAAATATTGATGAGTTAGCTCATTCATCTTTCTTTGATGCTCAAAAGCCTTTCCCTCTGCCATAGATTGATAACCATCTTGCAAGTCAATTAATTGGCTATTGGTCATTGCTGTAAGGTCAACCAAGCTCATGTCTTTGCTGGTTATATCAACAGCGTCAATAGGTGCTCTTGCTCCTTTTGCCTCTTCCGCAAGGAATTGCAATTGCATCCTCATCTCTGCAATATTATTAATTCCGTTATCAAAAGATTCGCCAGTGAAAGGAATCGCATTAGCTTTAAAATCTGTGTCCCCAAGGAACCTATGAAAATTTTCTAAAGCTGCGCCACTAAAATTAACAAAATCAAATATGCCTTGAGTCATTCCTCTAAAGGCCGTTAAAACTGTTTCAGAAGCACCTAATACTGAGTCAGCAATGCTTATAGCTAACTTAGCTGGGCCGCCTGCGCCACTTACCTTTAACTCAATCCATCCCATCAGGCCCTTAGTGACTGACTCTATCGCAGGAGCTAGTTGCGCTACGGCTCGGTTAAATACATTCGTGACATAATTACTTAATACAGTGATCGAATCATTGGCCTTTTCGACTCCTTTGACTAATCCTCTTTCAAATCTAAAACCTAGACGCTCTGCCTCTTGCTCCATCTCAATAATGGCTGCGCTGCCACCCTTTAGCGTGTTAACAAGTGCAACACCCTCAGAGTCAAATAGGCGCATAGCTAGACGCACTTTCTCGCCCTGCTGAGTCACACCCGCCATTGCATCTGCAATCGCTTTGAATTGTTGATCAGGAGCCAGCTTATTAAGAGCGTCAGCCGATAGTCCAAGCTCGATCAATGCGGCTTTAGCTTCGCCTGATCCTGCGGCTGCTTCTGAGATACGCCTAACCATGCGCTGTAGGCCCATGTCTAAGGTATTGGACGCAATGCCTGTCAGTTCTGCCGCGTGTCTTAGACCGCCTAACTCAGCCGTTCCTATGCCGATCTTGTCAGCCATTTTGCCTAGTGCATCAGTGGATTCAAGAGACTTTTTAATTAGGAATCCAAAGCCAGCCACACCCAAAGCAATGAGCGCAGTCTGCATTGAAAAAGCGACTTTCTTTATGGCGTTTAGGCCCATAGTAACGGCCCGAAAAGACCGCTTAGTTTTATCAACAGCTTTAATGACGATATTTAGATTTTCACTTGCCATTCTTCATCTCCAAAAAAGCTGCCCAAAGTAGTATCTCATCGGTATCTAGGTTCATGATTTCCCCCAGCGTCTTGTGAAGGTGTTCCGCTAGTTGCATGGCGAAACGTAAATCATGATCCTCTTTTAGTTTTTTACTGCATCCTCCACAGTGGGCTGATCATCGTCACTCATTTCTGTGACTATTCGGCTTACAACTTCTGGATCAACAGTGAGCATCATTTCAGTCATGTTGGAGCGCGTGAATAACTTCACTCCGTTCTTATCCATAGCCTTTAGGATCAAAGTCATAATCACCGCTTCTGCTGGTTTATTGTCCCCGTGTAGCCGAAGTACGGCCCCTTGATCTTTGAAGTTCATGCTGGACTTGAAATACACTTTAGTTCCCCACTCAGGAACATTAACGGATTTAAGATCACCCGACATTCGATCCGAAAAGTGAACTTTTGCTGCTTCTAAAATGGTACTCATAATAATTCCCCAATTAGTCCCCCGACTAAATTAACGGCAAGCGCATCGGGGAAAACGCCTTTCAGTCATAAGACCTAGCCGTTAAACTTTTATGACACAGTGGATAGAGTTAACGCGCCAACACCAGTAAAGCTGAAAGACGTTTCAACGATTCCATCAGTGGCGGCACTAATACCAACCTCAGTCACTATTACTGTTCCTGTATAAAACTTATCAGCACTTGCCGCTCCCTCAACATAAAATGAAATGGTCAAGGAACTGCCCACAGTGATAGCCGTTTGAGCCGCATCTGCTTCATCCCAATACGCTTCCGCAGAACCAGAGAAAGAGGTCTGTCCAGCCGTATAGGTTTTAGCCGCATCAGCTAAAGTGGTGGTTTCTATCGTTCCTGACGTTTGACTAATACTGTACGAACGAAGCTCTCCTAAAGTGTCGGAGCCGATTTTAATAATGCCTTCTGAACTGTTGTGCGTAGCCATTAATCGGCCTCCTTTTTAGTTGCTTTCTTAGGTTTTGCAGTTGGGGCTTTATCGCTCCATCCACGAACTTTCATATTTTCAATCTGTGACGGGTGAACAATCACAGTTGATTTATCTCTATACATTTTCATTAGCTAGAACCTCGCATGTATTGATACCTGACTTGTATGGTCATGGTGATACCACCGATAGGATCAATTGCGCCTTGATCGGTATCTACGGCTGTAACCTGAGTGTCTTTTGCATAACCGCCTCTAGTGCGATCAACATCAAGCGCATTTTCAATACCTTCGATTAATGCGTTCCGTAATGTGTCAATGCTGGCCCCTTTTACAAAGCCAACAATCCTATAATTAATAGTCGATTCTCTTGATCCGATTATTGTCACATCTTCCCGCGACTCATCAGCACCTTGAACAAACACCGCAGGGAACTGGGCATTTGATAAACGCTCATAATCAAAAGGCTCACGCGTAATCTTCTTTAACGCTGGGCTGCTCATATTGCCTAAAATTGTGACAATGTTGGCTGCGATACTTTCTCTGGTACTCATCGGAAAATCTCTCGCTTAAACCTTGAAACAATTTGATTCTCTTCACTGTCAGTCACACCAAACCACGGACGCTTTTTCTGATTACTTACTGCTTTTCTTCTCTCAATTTCTTTTGAGAATCCAATGACCGCTTGAGTGGGTGAACTCTTTTTCAAGGTCACATCAGCCAGCATTTTTCCAGTAAACTGCAAATTAACGGCACTTGTTCCGCGCCCCTTTTTTGCTCGGTACTCTGCGTACTTTGGGTGATAAGCCTTAAACCTTCCATTAAGACCAACACCCCCATCAACACGCTTTAACATATCCAAGATATGCCCTGTTGCGGCTCTACCAAGAGCGCGTTCAGTTTCCTTGGGAGATGGTCTGGCCTTTTTAATTGCCGCCATAACCGCAGACGTATTAATGGAAGTGCTGATATTCATCGGGTCAGCCTGCCAAAGTGGATAGGGAGCTTTTCAGATAGTTCCACAGTGGAATCTTCATCATCGTCATATTCAACCCCATCCCTTAAAACCTCATCCCACTCTTCCTCATATCGGCTCTTGTAGAAACTGATCATCTTATAAAAACGATCGTTCTCATCCCAAGTTGCAAGCATCGGTATTGCGTACTTCCACAGAACCAAATAGGCCGCAGCCTTGGTGAACTGAGATTCAGTCAATAGGGCAGGTTTAAGCTCGCCCGACAAGACCTTATTAGGCCACCAATCTCTGCGTAATCTACGCTCAAGATCAGCCTTTGCTTTGGAGTGTTCGCCAGCAAAATTGCTGATCCCAAGGCTTAGAATGTCGGGGAGAATGGCTGACAAATCACTGTCAGCACTCATAGCCATAGCTCAGTCCTACAGTGCAGCGTCAGCAGTTAACTTAACGCCATTCAAGTCGACTAACTCACCAACGCCATAACAGGCTGTGGCGTTCAACTCAAATCCACGGATAGACGCATCACGCTGCGGCTCGATTTTGACATCCCAGCATACGGCTAGACCTAATGCAGAAGGTACGAACACTGCGCCAATGGCATCGTCTGAACTATCAACTGCAATGTTTGAAGATTCATAGACGTTGATGCCAGCTAACTGACCGACATAGCCAGTGCGCATAGCTTCGTTCTGCAAGTCACCGCCATTTGGATTAACAAAGGTGTTAGTCATGTTGGCTTTAAGCGCATAGGCTTGGAAAGGATGGATAATGGCAGACGCTTGACCGCTTGCGCCATTGGCACTTAATGTTGCAGCCGCTTTAAAGAAGTCAGCAACAGTTAGCTCACCGCCTGCTGAACCAAATCCTTGAGAGAATCCAGTGAATAAAGCGATTAGGTCTTGATCCATTTTCTTAGCTACGGCTTCACCTAGAACTCGGCCCAAGTCGCCAGCAACATCACCTGCGGCAGCTTGTGCAGCAAGGTCAGTCAATACCGCTTGAACGCCAACTTCTGCAACAGTAATTGTCTTTGAGCTAGTGCTAACGGCTGTGGATGAAAGATCAGTTCCTTCGGTTAGTGCTGCGGCTGCAACTTCTGGGTAGATTGGTACTTGAACAGTCTTTCCAGACTGAGCAGAAATGTCATAGATAGAAACAAAATTGCGAACAAGAGAACGCTGTTGAGCCGTAAAAATAGCTTCTTGAATAATATTAGCAAAGAGATCGTCAAGTGTTGCTGTGGTTGATGCTGCCATGGGAAGTGCCTCACGTTATTTAAAAACAAACGCAAGGCAACTTAAACAGAAAACCTTACGAAATGGGTTTGATGTAGCCACCGACATTATTGCCGCGACCTATCATTTTTCTATGTTCAGCGTATTCATTGCTGCTCATATCACCCACAGATTTAGGCTTCTGTGTATTGCCACCAACATTCCCACTTGAGCCAGTGCCACCAGAAGAGGCTTTGACAAAATGCGGGTTTATTGTAAGGAATTCATTAACTAACTGCTTAACTGTTAATGGTTCACCAGTGTCACCATATAGCGTTGTTCCATCGTTATCCAGCACTTCGGCCCGACCTTCATTGTTTAATCTCACTTTGCCTTTTAATAGCTCAGTGACTTGAGTAGGAGCTATTGCGCTTCCTGATTCTGCGGCCCTTAACAACGCCCCATCAACCTCGTTATTAGTGACTAATTTACTCAGCCTTGCTATTTCCGCGTCTTTCTTTTCGGCTTGTAGCTTGATGACTTTTTCAAACTCACCTTTAGCTTTGGCTTGTTCTTCTTCTGCATTGGCTTGTTGCTCCTGCCACTTTTGGAATTGGTCAACATCGACCCCATCGTATTTCTTTTCAAACTTCCTGCGCTCACGGCCCACACGATCTGCGACAATCTTGTCTACTTCAGCCTGAGTTAATGTTTTTTCCACTTCAACTGCTTCAACTAATACTTCCGCTGATTCACTCATAAAATACTCCCCTGTTTAAAATCCATAGGCACTCCATCTGAAATGCAATCTTCTACTAATTCAAGCCACTCAAGGCTATCCCAGTGTATTGGGGCTTCAAGTGTTGGCGGGTGTTCACCGAATAAATCAGTGTAATCATTCACCGCCTCGTTATATCTTGCCGCCATTTCTGGATCATCTAAGTCAATATCAGTCATCAAATGTCGCTCTAAAATGGTGCTGGCAGCGATAGCCACCGCGCACGATGAATGGGTTTCCTGCTGACTTTCCAGCCCAAGACTCATTAGCCCAAATGTCATTGATCTGTTCAGTGGTTAGAACCTTGTCTTTGTACTTCTGACAAAACTTACGGCTATCCTCAACCAGTGCGCCAAAGTAAACCCATTTATCTGCGCCTAATTCCTTTGCAACTGAGAAGTTTATGTTTGCGCTAAACTGCATCAGCGAATCATGAGAATAAACACCAACATATTTCTTTAAGTTGTTGCCTGCTCTATCAGAAGCGTACTCCCTTTGCAGTCTACTAATTGCTTGATCAACTGCCTCGGCCTTGGCTGGATCGTCTTTGTTATCCCTCACAAACTCAACAAGGTCATTGATCTCATCTGAATTGGCGCGAATATAAACCCCATTAATCGAGTGCCTAATACGCTGAACTAGATCAGTTGACGATTCACCCACTAGCGTTGATTGATAAACAAACCGCGCCATAGTGTCTAAATGTGCGCTGGCAATGTCCTCAAATCCACTGAACGTGAGCCGCTTTAATTCAGCAATCACCGAAGCCTGACCACTGGGTAATATGCCGCCCACTAGCTGTGATTGATATTGGCTAGCTACCCCTGCGACCACCTCATCCAGTGAATCAACTATGTCGTTATAAGGCACAAGTAACTCGGCCTCGATTGCCTCACGCAAACCCCTGCGTATATCAATAGCGGCTGACAGGTCATTCAACGCGCCTGCTTGGGTAGGTAGTCCATCAATCAACTTAGCCACCTCAAGCTCAAGACTCATCAAAGCCTCATCAATAAGCCTCCCATGTGACTGAGCAAGGGCCGTTAGGTTATTGGCGTGAGCGATAGCCGCTTGACTCATAGGTTACTAACCAAGGCTAAATTTGGTTCAGTAAACTCACCCAATGTTCTAGCTGCATCAATTTCCTTTGTTGCTTGAGCTAAATCTTCATCACTTAAAACTAACTCAGCAATGGCTTTATCAACGCCTTTATTAAACCTTGGGCTGTTAACGCCAGAAGCCTTGGCCCGTTGTAAAAACTCAAGCTCAGTGCCGTAATCGCGCAGATCAAACGTATCAGGGTAATCAATCGTAATCTCTGACGTTATGCCCTGCCACATAGCGAACAAATTCCATAACTGTTCCTCTGCCAACTCTAATAGATCAGCCTTTTCAGACAGCTTAGCGTTAAGTAATTGGAACTCAGTTTGTAGAGCAACGCCTGACTTAGTTTGGGCATCTGTCGCCCTTACTGCGCCCATGTGCGTCATTCTGTTAATCGCTTCAACTTTGTCTGTAATGCTCGCCCGTATTGCATCCAAATTGCCTCCACTGGGTTGGAGTAAATAAGGCCTGATAGAATCGGTATCTGAGACTTCAATCACGCTGCCTGCGCCTGCCCCTGCATCTGTGTCAACCGACTTCACTAGGCTAGGATGGTTGCTTATACGGATTAACTGCTCGATCTCTGATAGCTCGTTGTATATTGCCCTTTGCATATAAGCCACATCGGTTATATCAGAGTGTCCGATCCCACGAATAGGTGAGCGATTGCCATATAAACAAACGGCTGGAATTACCCCTAATGGGTTGTCCATCTTCTCAGTTAGCTTGGCCTCTTCACCAATAACTTCGTAGCCTTTGATGCTGTCTTTTTCCCAAATGCGATAGAAAGCGCGATCATCGTCTACCCACTCTCTGACCTTGAGCATGGTTAGCTCATAACGTCCATTGGCAGAACGCTCATAGTTCCAATCAAACACATTCTCTGGGGTAATCAACGTAAGATAAGGCCGAACCTGTTGAGCTAATTCATCAGCGCGAGTGTTAGCAATTACAGTAGGCTTATCCATTATTAACCAAACATGACCATAAACGCCTGACCACATCTGAGCCTCACTCATGAACGCGTTAAGGCTTCTGCCGTCCATATCAGCATCTTTAAGAAACGAATTAAGGGCTTGATCTTCTACCAAGTTCCCGAAGTTACGAGTGGGAGGCAAACGCCAGATAAATGATGAGTAAATGTTAATGACATTCTTGCAGTGGTTATCCAGTGGCGTGAGGTCAATACGCTTTTGATATTCATTTTTATCTTCAAGTATGTATTTGAGTAGGTAATTACCATCTCTGTAGTCATTGCCACCCATGTAGGAACGCAAAAAGAACTCCCATTTTGGGGCGTTCAAATTATATACGTCATGCGTTTTTGTGATGCTGTCCATTATGTCCACCTAGTTGGCTGCCTTTGTGTGCTTTCTTTACGCACTGGAAATAGATAATCCACACAATAACCAAGAGCGTCATTCATGTGATCGAACCCCGAATCTTTATCAGGCTGAGAGGTTCCTTCCTTGTAGGTGTGTCTCTCAAGCCCCTTAATAACGTGTTTGCATTTTGGATCAACGATTAAGTGTCGCTCCCCTGCTTTGTTTTTTAGTCGGCTGTTGACTGCGTTTATCCTGTCCCTGATTGGCGTATGGGCTGGCCTAACTTTGACTGTAAAGCCTGCGTTTTCTAGTATGGATAAATCAGTCTTGCCGCCTGCGCTTGTCTTGCGTTGCCTCGCTGCTGGATCAGGGTAAATAGTGATCGGTCTATTTGGGTATCTGTGGTGAATCTCATCTGCCATTTCATCTGTATTTGATCCATGTATGACAATCTCATCCACGGCATGAAGGTCATTCTTGTCTCTGATAAACACCACGGCTGACATTGGGTTAATGTTGAAGTCAACTCCAATGTGTAACGGCATGAGCGAGTGCGCTTCTGATTTCTTCACTGATTGCTCTCGTTCAAAGTTGTAATAGATGATCCCTGAGTAGTTAACAAACTGGGCCATATACTCCTGATTGAATGTGCGTTCATCAAGATCACGCTTTGCTGACTCAATCTCTTTCTCAGGGACGTTTCCTCCATCAAGGGTAGTGAACTGAAAGCTAGTCCATTCCTCACGCCCATCTACCCCATCAGTCCAAAGGTCATAGAAGTGATTGCGGCCTTTGGGTGATCCAATGAATAAAGCAGAACCGCCTTTGTCAGATAGTGTTGGCCTTAATACCTCAGTCCATGCCGTATTTTTCATGTCAGCAAACTCATCAAGCACAATGAAGTTCAAACCAACGCCACGCAATGAGTCTGGGTTATCAGCACCCTTGAGCGAGATCATAGAGCCATTAAGCAGCCTAATTGATAGCTCACTCTCGTTACGTTTGTCGATGTACTCCAAAGGCAAGAATTCTTTTAGTAATTCCCAAGCAATCTGCTTTGCGGCTTTATAGGTTGGAGCCACATACCAGCAATGTCTTTTGTTATCTAGCAAGGCTTGGCGCACTAATTCAACAATAGCCAAATGAGTCTTTCCAAAGCGTCTGCCTGCAACCATGACTCTAAAGCGAGTATCATCACGAAACACTTCGCTCTGAGGTTTACTCAGCCGCATACAACTCAATCTCGATAGGTGGAAGCTGAGTGATTGCTGTTTCCATCTTGTCTGTTTGCCCTAGCCAGTTTTTACCTAGCCAAACAAGCATTGTAGGATTACCCTCCATAGCGGTTGTATATTGGGTGCGCCTCAAGCTCATCTTGCCACTGCTGGCCTTTTGCTTGAAATAGTCCGAAAAAGATAGATGTTTTTCACGTTTACAAGCAGTTGCTAAGGTGTCGTAATCACAGCCTAATACTCCTGCAATCTCTTCACCTGTACACTGAATTGCACATAACTCATCCACTTGATCCCAATTCACATCAAATAGCGGTCTACCTGTCATAATGTCCCCAATAAAATTGATAAATCTGCCACAACAATTCCCTTCTTAATCATGTCGGGTGTACAGCGATAAACCCGCCACCCATTCATTAAGGCTGCGTTGTATTTTTCACAGTCATTAGTGAAGCCAGAACCCCTTGTATGCCTACCTCCCGACCATACCCCACCCTCAACCTCTATAGCCAATAAATGCTCTGGATATGCAAAGTCAAACCGCCATTTCCTAGTCTCATGGAAACGATGCTCACGCACTGGTTCTGGCAGCTTTACGGCTCGTATCTGCAAGGCTAGATGTTCCTCTGCTTTGCTAACGCCCAATGATCTGCCCCCTGAGTGATTTAACATCATCAATGGTTTGATCTAATAGTGTTCTTTCTGTTCCCCAAGCCGCCTCCCACTCCTCTTGGCCTGCATGTAATGCAATGCCATAACCGCCTGTTCTGTGATGTGCTGGGCATAGCGGAATCACTTCATAGTTGCTGGCGCGTTGGCTCATGCCTTGCCCGTTTCTAATATGATGTATCTCGGCTGGGCTTTCTCCCCATTCGCAATTTCTACAAACAACGCACCCCATACTTGCCACATCACCAAGATACAAACGCTCTGCCTTTTTCATTCTTTCTTCTCAAAATATCTGGGAAAATCTGTAAATTTATAACGCAATAAATCAAGGGCCATTGCTGTGTCCCAGCCTTGATTAATCTCAGCCAATTCATACATGGCTCCGCTATCATGGCGGCAGCTTTGGCGAATCTCTGTGAGGCTTGTGATGCCTTTTAACCGCTTCATATTCCAGCTTCTAATGGTGACGTTCTTTATCCCAGTAACGCGCTCGATCTCAACATACGGCTGACCATTTAAAAGCATCAACATTGCTTCTGACCTAGCCGATTCTGAGATCACGTTTAAGCTGCGCTCTCTTTGTATTCTGAATATAATTGCAGGCTTGGCTCACTCCATTTAACCTGTCTCTCACTGCCAAAATGATACATATACTCAATACACTCACTCATCTGCTCAACACTTAACTCAGTAGATGAAACGCCAATCATTATGACATTACCTTCTGGCGTTATTGCTGGCTTTTGACCTTTGATAATGCCGCAAAAGAATTCCCGCCAGCTTTTCTCATTGGTTAAATTCATCCATTCAACTTGGGTTTTAATATCCCTTATCATTGGTTGAAGTTTTCGGTTCTGAGGATCAGTTCTCTTGGTTCGCCTTAACACCACCTCAACTGGGCCTTTGAAAAGACCTTTGTTGATCATGGCGCATATCTTCGAAATCATGCCCGATACGTTTTTATTATCCACGCTAAAAATCACTTCACTCATATAGCTTTTGCCCATTCACTTATTGGTAATTTAGCCAATCTCATGCTTAATCGAATGTCCCAAGAGCAAGGCTTTTCATCAATCGGCTTATCTCTTGAGAGTTTGTCAAAAATGGATAGGTAATCAGTTAACGGATAGTGGTAACGCTTGCAGTGCCTAATGGCTTTAATATGCCCAGAGCTAACCTTTAACTCAGCACAAATAGCCCAAGTTGGCTGACCACTTTCATAGCGTTTAATAACGTCTTTGCATTCATCAAGTGTTAAAGGATTCATGCTGCTGCCCAAACCATTGCTTTCTTACCTGTGACTTTGCATGGGCGTTTGTACGGGTTGCTGACAAAACCCTTGAACCTTAGCTCTGGCAATCTTTTCCAAGGTGCTGGTATGCCATTGCTCAACAATTCGATTTCACGCGCAGTAGACTCTGGGTTTTCTTTAACAATTTTCAAAAACTCAAACTGGTGCGTTAAAATTAGGTCTTGAATCGTTGCGTATGCGGCACTACTATTTTCATGAATCATCTTGATTTTTCCTTTTATTGTTTGCTTTTCTCACTGCTTTGCTAATCATCTCTTTGTACATGGCTGGCATACCGCCTGATTCGCCATGTGAGCAATTTTTAATGGTATTGCCTGCACTTATGTATGCCTCTAGCTTCGCCTCTGAGAATGAGCTAACGGCCTTTGCAGGAGCTAGGTAATCTTTCATAAAAAATCCAAATCCAAGGCAACACTCATATAGCCTTTGCTCATGTTCCAGCGTCTATGTTCACTTAATAAAAGACGTTCTGTTTTCAAACTTCGCGCTGTTTCAAATGGCGTTTGATGCCCAAGCTCTCGATGGTGACGTAATAAACTGACCTCGTTAACAATTGCTATCACTCGATTCTTTTCACTTAACCGCCTAGCGCCTGCCAAAATGCTTGAAACAACAGCTTTCTCTAAAACCTTAGTCTTAACGCTTTCTTCACCTATGATCATGTGTATTCCTTTACCAATCTGTATTGTTTACATCCAAAACTGCGGCTGTTTTTCTTTGATTATTAAGTTGCTTTTGGCTGTATCCACTTGGGCTAACAACAATCTCACTAGCCCTACTTGATTCCCTT